CCGAAGAAGCAGCAGAATAATCACCAAGTCCCTTCTTACTAAATATGTAAGAAGGGATTTTTTGTGTCTAATGGCATCTCCAAATAGTAGAGCCTCTCTTATCACATATTGTAAGAGGCAGCTTGGAGAGCCTGTTCTGCAAATCAATATTGATGACGAACAGGTAAATAACGTTATTGACGATACCATCCAGTTCTTCCAAGAGAACTGCTACAACGGGATGGAGCGTTGCTATTTGACGCACGAATTAACCGCTGCCGATAAGACAAGATTTGATACTACAACTCAGAAGACTGCTGGAACTACAACATGGAATGAAGCAACTAACTACATTCCAATCCCAGATCATGTGGTTGGTATTTCAAAAGTATTTGGTATTGTTAGCAACTCAATCCGATCAAACCTATGGGGTATTGAATATCAACTATATCTAAATGATCTCTACGCTTTTGGATCACTTGATATTTTAAACTACTTCATGACAAAACAATATCTAGAAACTCTTGATATGGTTCTCAACAACGGATCATTTCAGCAGTTTAGATATACCATGCGTCGTGATCGTTTGTATCTAGATGTAGATGCTGACTTCCTTGCAGAAGGTAAGTATATCCTCATCGAAGCTCATAGACTAATCGATCCCAACGATGCAACAGAAATGTATAATGACATGTTTGTGAAGCGTTATGCTACTGCTCTCATGAAAAAGCAATGGGGTCAAAACCTAATCAAGTATAACAACGTTCAGCTGCCTGGCGGTTTGACACTCAACGGCAGACAGTTATATGAGGATGCTATTGGTGAGATAGCAACTATCGAAAGTGAAGTCCTCAGTAAGTATGCAGTTCCACCACTTGATATGATCGGATAAAATGCCTACTAGTCCTTATTTTCCTACCTACTATCAAGGTCATCCTGGAGAGCAGAACTTAGCTCAGGATCTTGCTGACGAACAGATCAAGTTGTTCGGGACAGATATCTATTACTTACCTAGAACTATTCTGAGGGATAATACTCTCGATGATATTATCTACTCAAAGTATCAAGATCAATTTCAAGTTGAAATGCTCCTGCAGAATGTGGAAGGATTTGGAGAACAATCAGAATTCATCAGTAAGTTTGGTATTCGCATTACTGATGAAGTAAGGTTCATCGTGTCTAGCAGAAGATGGGATCAAGCAGAAGCACAATATACTCCACAATTAACCGTTGCTGGAAGACCGAACGAAGGTGATCTGCTATACTTTCCTCTCACAACTGATCTATACGAGATCAAATTTGTTGATAGAGAAAGTCCTTTCTATCAGTTCGGCAAAATTCAATTTCTTATTATTACTGCCGAAATCTATGAGGTCGGTAATGATCTTATCGATACTGGAGTTCCAGCAATTGATGATATTGAGAAACTATTCAGTTCTGCTATTGCCATTCAGTTTGGTCCTGGTGGAACTGATGACTTCGAAGAAGGTGAATTAGTTACTGGGGGAATTACTGGTGTAACTGCTACCGTTAAATCATGGAATCCACTTACTGGAACTCTACAAGTCATCAACAGAACTGGAACATTTGCTACTGGTGAAACAGTAACTGGTGATGATAGTGGTGCTGTCTGGGTTGTTGGTACTTTCGATACTCTAAATAATACGAACAGCGAATACGATCAGAATAGAGAGATCGAAAACACAGCTGATAATATTGTTGATTGGACAGAAAGAAATCCATTCGGTGAATTTGGAAATTATACAGGTAGCATCTGATGTTAGGATCACATTTTTATAACGAAATTACCCGCAAGAATATTATTGCTTTCGGAACACTCTTTAATAATATTGAGTTGAAAAAGAAAGATCCTGGAACAGGTCTTATCCTAGAGGCAGAAAAGGTTCCTCTTGCTTATGGTCCAAAACAAAAATTCCTTGCTCGCCTAGAACAGAATCCAGAAGTAGGCAGAAAGGTAGCAATTACTTTACCACGTCTCTACTTTGAGATGACAGGAATTGAATACGATCCTACCCGTAAGACATCACCAATTCAAAAATACAAAGCGATCATTGATGATAATGGTAATGAGGTCAGAACTCAGTATGTTCCTGTTCCTTATAATCTAAGTTTCGAGTTAGGTGTTATCGCAAAGTCTCAGGACGATGCTCTACAAATTGTGGAACAGATTCTACCATACTTCCAACCATCTTTTTCACTCACTCTCAACATGATTCCAGATATGGATGAGAGGAGAGATGTTGCGATTGTCTTGAATGATATTGCTTACGAAGATGAGTGGGAAGATGATTATATGCAGCGTAGATATATTGTCTATACTATGCGCTTTACTGCCAAGACATACTTCTACGGTCCTTACAGCACATCGGATATCATCAAGAAAGCAATCATTCATGAGACGATTGGTGATAATGCTGTCAATAAGAGAGTTGTAACTAGAGTCTATACACCTGTCGCAACAGAAGATCTTGATGGTGATGGTGACGTTGATGCAGCAGATACTGCAATAGTAACTGCTGATGATGACTTTGGATTCAACGAAGGATTGACATTCTATAATTGATTACTATGGGACTTGAAGAGAACATGGAAGAACTTTTGAATATTAGTGCCGAGGTTGTTGAAGAACCAAAACCTATCAAGAAGGAACGCGAATCTGATAAGGATGATCGACAAAAAGATTACGAATATACCAGGGGTGAGTTATACACACTCATAGATCAGGGTCAGGAGGCGGTCAGAGGCGCTTTAGAGGTCGCTCAGGAGTCAGGGCACCCCAGAGCGTATGAAGTCGCTGTAGCGGCGATGAAGCACGTTGCAGACATGACTGAGAAACTCCAAGATCTTCATAAGAAGATGAAGGATCTTGACGAGGAAAAGAAAGGTCCATCCCGCGTTACCAACAACGCTATGTTTGTTGGAAGCACCACAGAGCTGCAGAAGATGCTGAAGCAGATGGGCGGCGGCAAACGATAAATATCTTCAGAGGTGTAATCTAAATGGCATACGTCAGGTACGATACTACTAATACAATTGTATCTCCGCAACCTACCTCCGTAGATGTAACAATCTTCGATGGTACGGAAGGATGGACTGACATTACATATAAAGATTGGAACGGCGATTTCGTCGCCCATGCTTATGGTAATGCTGTAAGAACTCCTGGGACATTTCAAGCAAGGAACTACGACAACACAACTAGAACTCCTGCTAATTATCAACGTCATGATACTAGCAACAATCCGATATTAGCATAATGGCACAGTATAGCAAACACTACGAGGATTTCCTGCCACAGGAAAAAACAAACTTTGAGGTAGTCATGATTGCCGATAACTTCGGCAAACTTACTGCTGGAACTGGTGCGACTGCTGTTGATGCCTTTGGTCGTTTAAGAGTTGCTGAGACATTTACTCTTGGCGACTATAAGCACATCTATGCTATTGACCCAAACTTTCTTGATGTAAAAACAAATGGCGGTGATATTCAATTTACCGCCAACAAAGCAGCTGCCACGATGACTACAACATCCAATACTGCTTCTAGTGCTGTTCATCAAACAAAGTTCTATCATCATTACCAGCCAGGAAAATCTCAAGTCATCTTTAGTTCAGTATGCTTTGGTTACGCCCAACAGAATGTAACCAAGAGAACTGGATATTTTGATGATAGAGATGGCATTTACTTTGAGCAAGTTGGTGGTTCTACTGCTAACGGAACAAACAACGGCACACTTAACTTTGTAGTTCGTTCCTATGTTGGTGGTAGTGCTAGTGAAGCAACAGTAGGAAATTACAAGAGAAGAGTTCCACAATCAGAATGGAATATTGATCCTTGTGATGGAACTGGTCCTTCCAAGTTCAATATCAATACTTCAAAAACTCAACTAGTTTATATTGACTTCCAGTGGCTTGGAGTTGGTAGAATTCGCTGCGGATTTGTTCATGATGGTCAGATTGTTTTAGCACATGAATACTACTGCTCCAACGAACTAACAGAAGTTTATATGTCTAATCCCAATCTCCCAGTAAGATGCGAGATTAGAAATACTGGAACAACTACTGGTGGATCTATGGATCAGATTTGTTCTACAGTAATGTCTGAAGGCGGATATGTTGAAAGTGGTATTGACTGGGCGGTTACTTCTCCAGCAATCAGAACTACGATTGCTCCTGGAGGAACAAGATTCCCTCTGATGGCAATTCGTCTCAAAAACGATTTCAAAGGTTATCCAAATAGAATTAGTGTAAGACCAAACACGATTGGCATTTTTGCTCAATCTGGTGATTGCTATTATGAGTTGTGCTGGTATTGTAACTGCTGGAGCATCACCAAACTCACTTACTCCAGTAGCATCTGGTGGTCTAACAACAGCAAAGAAAAATATTATCGTTCAAAATTTAGATTCAACAAATTCCGAAGTATTTGTTATCGCTGTAAAAACTATTAGTGCTCTTAGTAATGCTACTGCTAATGTTGCCACTACTATCCAATGGAGGGAGATTTACTAATGAAAAACTACAAAGAAATCAAACATCTTGCTGAAGAAGCAAAGAAGAAAGAGAAAGAAGAGAAGAAATTTTGTAGGCTCTGTCAAAAACCAGAGACTAGAGATGAATGTTCCTATGGTGAAAAAGCATGGGATCGTTTTGCTGTCCCCATCAAGTCAGTCAAGAAAGAAGAGGCAGACCTTTCCGATCACTTTGAGTTAGAGGAAGGTGCTGCTTGGACCCGCAAGGCAGGACAGAACAAAAATGGCGGACTCAACGAGAAAGGTAGAAAATCTTACGAGAAGGCTAATCCTGGAAGCGACCTTAAAGCACCTTCAAAAAAGGTTGGAAATCCCCGTCGCGCATCATTCTGCGCTCGAATGAGAGGTATGAAAGATAAGCTAACTTCTAAGAAAACTGCAAAGGATCCAGATTCGAGAATTAATAAATCGTTAAGAGCCTGGAATTGTTGAGATAGATTGGTATAATTAGTAATGAGTTCTCGTACAACGATGAGATTAAGTAGCGAAGACATCACCATGCTTATCAGAGCATGTCTTGTCTATAAAGATCAGACCAGTTCAGAATACATTTGGGATAGGTATGATGACCTCATCAAGAAGTTAGAATACTACGAAGAAGAAAATTGCGTTAGTGATTAATGACACACTTACTTGGACGGGCACTTGCTATCATAGCGGTGCCCTTTGTTTTAACTACGATCTTTGTTGCCACCAGAAAAGGTGGATACTATGACTCAGATGATTACCATGGCAACGGGACAGCACACTAATGGGACACTTTGCAAGCTGGGTTCTAAATAACCCATATACACTTGGAGCACTTTGTTATGCTCTCGTCGTTTTCCCCATTATGGGTATTTGGTACATCCACAGGAAGTGAAGTTGTTTGGGGTGTAATAATTCTATTATGCTGCGGATTAGCATTTACTCTGTATTGTGTCATTTATATACTCCGTATGGCAAACGAGGAAATGAAAGAACTTGATTTTGATAAAGATGATAAGCATAATTGACAATTTTTTAGAAGAAAAGCACTTTAATGCAATAAAAGATTTTGTTGGGCACCCAGAGTTGGTGTGGAAACCTGGAAGGATGCTACCAGAAGATTTGATTTCTTGCAGCAAAGAAGAAAATTATCAAGAATCATATATTCTGTATTGTAATGGTGAATACAATCAAGCAGAACTAAATTTGATTGTTCCAATTTTAAAAATATTAGAAGCAAATGTTTTATTGAAAGCAAAGATCAACAAAACTATTGCTAGAGATATAAACATGATAGTTGGATGGCACACAGATATGCCACCTAATCATTGGGCAATAGATAAAAATCCAAAGACTGCTATCTTCTATATCAATACTAATGATGGATATACAATTATTGATGACGTGGATCAAAAGATAATTAACTGTGTTGAGAACAGGATAGTTATTTTTGATTCACATATAAAACATACTGGTGTTACTTGTTCATCATACAAAGAAAAGTTGTTGATGAACATAAATTACTATTGAACTAATAATAAAGTTTAATGGAAAATACTAAAGATCCATATATCTACCGCATTAAATCAGTTGGTAAAGTTGTAGATGGCGACACTATTGACGCTGATATCGATTTGGGTTTTGATATTAGCCTCACTAAACGAATTCGTTTGGCAGGTATTGATACCCCAGAAAGTCGCACGGCGGATCCATACGAAAAGAAACTCGGACTTCAAGCAAAAGAATGGTTGAAGGAACGCTTACTATTTGCCAAGGATATTATCATCAAGACCGAACTTCCAGATAGCACAGAGAAGTATGGTCGTATCATCGGACACCTGTATATTAATGGCGAGGAAGTATCACTAAACAATCAAATGATTGCTGAAGGTCATGCCTGGGGTTATGACGGTGGAACCAAAGCTAAGGATTTTAACATTCTTAAGGAAATCCGAATTGCCCGTGGAACCTGGAAAGAAGTATAATTTATAAGCATGTAAAGATATACTTATAAAATCGTAGCCAATTGTAACACTATTTTCTGCTACATAGCTTATAATGAATGTAGCAGAGAGTTACACTTATGTACGGATTTTATGTCCTTGTCGTGTTCGTTGCAATCCTGGTAGCATATGCTGGGGTTGAAGAAACCATGAAACTCTTTGCTTACGCTGATCTGCAGTTGCGTCATGCATTCGTGCAGTTACAGATGAAGTGGATGGGTTGGAAACTTAAGAGGCAGCTTATTAAGGATACAACCAACTTTGAAAAGTTCCTCAAGGAGTACGACAAATGAATACCAAAACTTGCCAGAAGTGCGGCGCAACTTGGATTGACGGACAGCACTACTGGACTGGCACCAACAAGCTAGGCAACGAACTTGACCTAGCTGGTTTGGTGTGTAACAAACTTGGTGATGATAACTGCATCAACCCATGTAAAGGAAAAGAGGGTGGTGTAACCTGGGAGAAGAGATTGACAGAGTTGGAGAACGACCACCCAGCATAAATATCGAGTAGTGACTATATTTTATTGTGGCAGCTGGTAGTGATGTCTATTTGGGTAATCCTAATCTAAAGAAAGCAGGGACCCCAATTAATTTTACAAAAAAACAAATCGACGAGTGGATCAAGTGTAAGAACGATCCTATCTATTTTGCTGTCAATTATATCAAAATCATTTCTCTCGACGAGGGTTTGGTGCCCTTCGAAATGTATGACTTTCAACAAAAGATCCTCGAAGATTTCCACAACAACCGATTTAACATCGCAAAGTTGCCAAGACAAACTGGTAAGTCCACCACGGTGGTTGCTTATCTATTATTCTATGCAATTTTTTATGATAGTGTTAACATCGGTATACTTGCTAACAAAGCATCTACCGCCAGGGAACTCTTAAGTAGGTTACAACTTGCTTACGAAAACTTGCCAAAGTGGATGCAGCATGGTGTACTTGTATGGAACAAAGGTAATGTGGAGTTAGAAAATGGCAGTAAGATATTGGCAGCTTCTACGTCTGCGAGTGCTGTCCGAGGCATGTCGTTCAATATC